TTTTTTTTATCGCTAAAGAAAAAAAGCCCGTTAGCCCCGAAGGGCTAACGAGGTGGCTTATTAATTTAATAAATTAATTTACCTTGTTTTAATGCATTTCTATAAAATGCTTGTGCTTTTGGATCTTTAACAACATCAGTTTTAACTTTCTTAACTGCTGTTGGTGTCCAATCTTTACCAATTATATTCTTATATTGCTCTAAAGCAGTATCGAATAAGAATTGTGCTCTTTCAAGATTAATTTCCTGTGCACCTTTAGTAAATAATAACTTGTTTGTTTTGTTATTATCTAATTCAGTCTTGCAATCTTCTCTTGCAAAATCTTGAATCTTCTTATTAGTTTTGTCTAAACTTTCTTGACATCTATCAAGATGGTATTTAAACGAACTAACAAATCTAGATGCGTCAGCACTTCCGTGCCAACTCCAGTTTTTATCTTCAAAGAATGTTGCTACAAAACTCTTGAAAAACATCTCAATAGTTTTAACAACATCTTCTTTACTAGATTCAAATGTATCTCTCATAGAATCTAGTCTTTCGTTAGAAAAATCAAATTCTCTAACTTCTGATGCTAATGTTGCCATTTAGCCTCCTTTTTTGTTGTGATTAATAATGGACTATTATAACTACCTAATATATTACTTATATCGGCATTTACTTCAGCCTCATTATCTCCGTTCCGAGTACTATCTACTTCTTGTACTCGTATCTTATCAGACTCTGATATATTTAATTCATACCAGTCTAACAGTTCAGATATATTCATATCATCTCCTTTGTTATTATTAATAACCCGTATTTCTTAACTCACGGGATTAAGTAGGAGATTCATCACGAGGCAAACTCTATGTACTTGCGACTGAGTGTCCCCTTTAGGGCTTTAGGCAGCTTCGCTGCGACACTCTAGTCCGTGCAATGTACATTGAGGTAAACTCGTGATAAAAGCGACTAACTCCCGTGTGTGTGGGGGCCCCATAGCAATAGTGAGAAACGCAGAAAACTACGATAAGGAGTTTTCGAGTATCGCAAGGGTTATAATCGTACAGCTGTTGAAGTTATATCGACCCTAGGAGATATAACGATTACAGCTAGTAGATTATAAATTGCGTATGGGGAAACCAAGTGAGGACGGATGTCCTCTCCACATCTTGTGTTGTGAGTATCAATAAACACTAAAGTATCATATTAATGCTTGACAAGGAGGAATTAATTGTCCACTAACGATATGAGCAGAATAGAATAATAATGTCCGATTTAACAGACAAGCAGAAAGCATTAGTTGATACTATCGTAGCAACAGGGTGTAGTATTAAGGATGCAGCCGAAAAGGCAGGATATTCAACAAAAGGGTCATCTGAAGCAGGTAGAGTAAGTGCTTCTCGCACACTACGATTACCAAAGGTACAGAGTTATATGCAATCAAGGATAGCACAAACACTTGGACTTGGTGCAGTAAGTGCGAGTAAAAGACTTATCGAGCTGTCTTCAGGAGCTAGGTCAGAGTATGTCCAGCTCGAAGCCAGTAGAGATATACTCGATAGAGTTGGGTTAAGAGCTCCCGATAAGGTAGCTCATAACATACAAGGTGATATTAAGATTAATATCGACTTGTCTTAACAGATTAAAGTAGGTCGCTACTACAGCGACCTTCCGTTTTTGCCGCCACCTACGGGGTGGGGGCAAAACTATCCAGCGTTAGCTGACAAGGCCACTTGCTCAGACAACAGGGGTTAAAATAAGTTCGCAATATGGCAAAGAAGAAAAGTACTTTCGGAATAAATACTTATGTTAAAACGACCAAAAGAAAAATAGGTCGGCATAAAAAGCGATTAAATAAATCTGAAAAAAGGAATTTTAAACCATACAACCGTCAAGGGCGATAGTGTGTGCGTTTTAAAAATTTTTTAAATTCTATAAGGTTCTCCTTTACACAATAGGAGAAATAAATATGAATTATCTAGTTAAGATATGGAATTATACTGATTCCAACTTCAAGAAAGAAATATTGTTTTCGGCAGCCAATGATGTTATAGCTATGCAAAAGGCATCTGCTGCAACACCTGATGGATGTCGATCAACATACGAAGAAATAAATAAGGAGGACTATGAAAAAGAAAAAGCCAAAAAAGACATCGAAGACAAAGAAAGTGAAATATGGCAAACCGAGCAAAAAGAAAGGGTACTAGAGTCGAAAACAGGATAAAGAAATTATTCCTGGAATTAGGTATTCCAACAAGACGACAACCCATGTCAGGAGCTATTGTTGGATTTCCCCACGATGTCTATGCAGATATAATGGGTGGACTTAGTATTGAATGTAAAGCTAGAAAGGGAGCTAAAGGATTTGTTACTATGGAAAAATGGCAAGGCAGTGCAGATCTTTTAGTTCTTGTTTCAGATTATCAAGAACCTCGTGTTCAGATGAGATGGAGAAAATTTAAGGAGCTAATGGGTTATGTCATTTCTGAACAACCTGAGTCTAAAGGATAGAAGAAGACTTAGAGCCATAGTTAAAAAAGTACACTTTGCTCATTACCCTAAAGATAAAATCACAGATTACGAAGCAGATAAATTAGTTGAAGCATTTGGTGAAGAAACAGTTTATAACTTATTAAAAGCCAATGTAGGAACTAATGTCGATTAATTTTAATTATAAACCAGAAGGTATTACTTTAAAAACCTTTATGAAGTCTAATGATTTCTTTAGAGGTTTAAGAGGCCCAGTTGGATCTGGTAAATCTGTGAGTTGCTGCATAGAGATTTTTCGTAGAGCACTCCTTCAACAAAAGAATAATGAGGGAAAAAGGAAAACACGATGGGCAGTAATTAGAAATACCAATCCCCAATTAAGAACAACAACAATTAAAACTTGGTTGGATTGGTTCCCTGAAGATCAATGGGGAGATTTCCAATGGTCAGTTCCTTATACCCATTACATTAGAAAAGGAGATATAGATGCAGAAGTTATATTCCTTGCTCTTGACAGGCCAGAAGATGTTAAAAAACTTCTATCGCTTGAACTTACTGGTGTGTGGATTAATGAAGCCAGAGAGATACCTAAGAGCATTATTGATGCTTGTACTATGCGTGTGGGGCGTTATCCATCTATGCGTGACGGTGGAGCATCCTGGTATGGAGTTATTGCAGATACTAATGCACCAGAAGAAGATCATTGGTGGCCCATAATGGCAGGGGATGTTCCTGTTCCCGACCACTTAAGTAGAGATGAAGTTCTAATGTTAGTTAAACCTGACAACTGGAGTTTTTATTCTCAACCATCAGCAATGAATCTTTTAACTGATGATAAAGGTGAGCTAACAGGTTATGAATATAATACCCTTGCTGAAAATCAAAAAAATTTAACTCCTAAATATTATGAGAATATTATTAGAGGTAAAACAAAAGGATGGATAGATGTTTATGTTTTAAATAAACTTGGATCTATTGAAGAAGGCAAACCTGTTTATTCAAACTTTAAAGAAGAATTACATACAGCAGAAGAAACATTAAAGTTAGTAGAGAAGCAACCAATCTATATTGGTATTGACTTTGGATTAACTCCTGCTGCTGTCTTTGGTCAAAGATTACCTACAGGTAGATGGCATATCTTACAAGAGTTAGTATGTTTTGATATGGGTGTTGTAAGATTTTCTGAACTATTAAAAAATGAATTAGCTAGATCTTATAGAAATTATGAAATAAATATTTATGGTGATCCTGCTGGAGATTTTAGATCTCAAACAGATGAAAGAACTCCATTTCAAATTATGAGAACATATGGATTGAAAGCTATACCAGCACCATCCAATGATCCTGCATTAAGAATAGAAGCTGTTGATGCAGCTCTTTGCAGACTCTTAGATGGTAAGCCTGGATTTCTATTAGATCCTCAATGCATTAATCTTAAGAAAGGATTTAATGGAGGATATCATTATAGAAGATTACAAACATCTGGAAGTAGATATGATGAGAAGCCTATGAAGAATAGATACTCTCACTGCCACGATGCTTTGCAATATTTAATGATGGGAGCTGGGGAAGGTAGAACTATTCTATCTGGAAAGGAAAGAAGCCAACCCACTGTAGTAAAACAGGAATGGGATGTCTTTGCTAAAGCAAATAGAAAAAGAAAGGTAAAAAAAGTATGGGATTTGTTCAAAAGGAATGGTTAGTCTATTTCTATGAGTCTGAATTAGAACCTAGAGAAGACTGGTTATATTTCATCAAAAAAGGATTTAGACATTGTGGAGCTCTAGGCTATGTTCCAACTACAGGTAAATGGAATCATATCGAGTGGACTCATAGAGGTATTGTACATACAACTTTAGAAGAAGAAGAAATTATGAATATCCTAACCTATTTGCAAGACTTTAAGGTGCTTAAATGCCCTGTTAAACAGGAGTATCAGTTATTAAGGATTAAAGATTATACTTGTGTATCATTTATTATGAGGCTTATTGGATTTTATAAATGGTGGATCTTTACACCTTATCAGCTTTTTTGTGCGTTGAAGAAGGCAGGGTATGAAGACTATTACTCTGTACTCAGGAATAATTATGGGCAAAAAAAAGAAATCACTAGCACAGATAATTGATGAGATGGAAGATCTTCATGCACAAGAAGACGATCTGTTAGAACAAATTAAAGAACATCATTGTTGCATGGATGAATTAGATGACGAATTAGATGCAGACTTTGATAATGAGGAAGATAGATAATGGGAAACCCTTTTAAAAAACCAAAAGCACCACCAAGAAACCTTGCTTTAGAAAAACAATTAGCAGATGCTCAAGCAGCAGAAAAAGCTAGAGCTGATGAGTTGGCAGCTAAACAAAAAGAAACTGCTGACAAACAAGCTAAAGGTCTTTATGGATCTAGATCTATGTTTGGTAAAGCTGGTGGTCGTGGATATTTTGATACAGTATAATGGCAAACAAATTTAATGAAATGTCTAAAAAGCTCCTTGAA